ATGAGTTGCTTTTCAAAAGCAAGTTGAGCAATATTTTCTTCAAGATCTGTCCCTGTCATTTCAGCCGCTTCACGTTCGCGAGTAGAAACTCCATTCGTAACACGAAGTGTACTACCGTTCATATCCTTAACAGGGTCAAGAATTGACATAGTAGGCCCAAACCAATCAGCATTGCACCATGCTTTTCGAATCAATGGATCATCAAAGAACCCAGGCGCTTCAATTCGTCCATTCGCTACAGCCTCCATTAGCCATACCTCATAGATTGGTTGACAGAAGTCACGAGCGAACCACTTGCGCCGTAGTTTATATTCTTCCCAAGCTTGTAACATTGCCGCACGGCTTGCAGAATACGAGGAGTTAAAGTTCTTCATCAATACTTCGTAAGGCTGATTAAGTGCAGCACCTACTTGTTTGATGAGTTGCGTACTAAATACTTCAAAAGTAGATTGAGCATTGGAAGCATCCACGCTCTTAACATCCACGCCTTTCGGTAAGGCGTTCAATGTACCAGGTCCTAAATTGTATTCTGATACATCGACTACTGGTTCCGTCGGATCATCAACACCATTGTCGGCCAACATATCATTTAACGAACCGGAGTTAGTAACGGCTTCAGTAAAGAATAGCGCAAAGTACGATTTAATAATGGCAGATGTAAGCTCTGCATTTGTGTAACGATACACTTGCTTAAGTGTTTCAATGACTGGAGCTAAATAAGGCACCCCTCTATACTGCTCAGGTCTAGTATCGTTACTAATTTGCAGTACATTAGGAATACTTGTACGCTTGCCATATGCTTCAACCCTTGCCCATGTTGTTAACATACTTGTAATTGGTTCGCCTGGCACTTGATTGGATACCCAGTACGCTACAATAGCGCCATCAGTATCAATTTCTACACCATTCAATATGCGATTCCCATTATCTGGGTTAAGCGCTTCAACACCAGTTGGGTCACCTGTAACATATGTGGAACTAGTAAGCGGATTACTTACTCGATTACCTTCAATCAACTGAAGGCGCAATGTATACGGCATATCTGGTGTTGTCGGCTTACGTCTGAATACGGCAAAGCTATCGCCATCTGTGAGATATCCTTGATATGCGATACTTTGCATGTCATATAAATTGTTCTTGCGATAAATATCACAGTCTTTTGAGTCTGCCCATAAGTCGAACTCTGCACGCACCTTACGAGCCCATGCCCTAGCCTCTTCTGCACTGATTCCCAAGATTTGGAACTTAGGTCTAGGGAATACATTGAGGCCTGCGCCAACGGTATGGGTAGTACTCGTGTTGATTGCCGCCGTTCCGACTGGTGTATTTATGGCTAAATCTGCTGATCTATCTCGCAAAGTTGATAGATTTGCGCCAATATCAGCCTTATAGCCTAGTTTTCTAGGATTGTATCCCTTCAATGATTTGTTATTATGAGAGGCACCGCCCTCACTATATCCGCTATTTTGAGCCCTCGGAGTGCCTATTTTAGCGCTAAATTTCTTGTTTTTTCTCGCCATTTTGCCATCCTAATCTCTAAAAACTACCCGTTTTGACCTGTTTCCACGCCCATTATCTGTATCCATACCAGGTAATTTGGCGCCTCTTGCCACTAAATCATCAATCATTTTTCTTACTTCAGCCAAATTTGCCCTTGTAAGAGTACGATTTCCGATTGTATAACTTTGCCCGGTCAATATTGCTTCCTCAGCTTTGACGTACCATTCTAATCGCACATCAATTAGCCTTGGCTTTCTTGAATAACTAGTTGCCATACATCCTCCTAAATATCTGCTACTTTACTAGCTCTACGAACGCGTTTTCTCATTGGTTTCTTTCGCGTATTAGTCACTGTTGTAGTAGAATGGCCTCCGCCTTTGACTACTTCCGCCAATCTATCCCAATCAGGATGGATTGAGTTCATACAAGCTAGGTTGTATACGCGTAAGTCCAAAGGTTCGTTACGAACTCCTGCAGTAGGTTCCCATATCTCGTGAATAACGCCCTTACGTTTTACTTTTTTCTTGTGTTCTGAAATAATTCCCTTGAAATACAACTCGTCATACCCTCTAGTTCCTAGAAATTCTTCGTCCAATGGGAAATGAAAGTATTTAGCACCAGGTTCTTCGATAGCCAATCGGTTCATTACCTGCTGTTTCCCATCGTCAACACCTAGCATTACAAGCGGAATCTTACTTCCTGAAGCTTTACCAATCTTATAATTTAACGGTATACCAGGTGTTCCGGCCGTACCTTTGATGGCAAATCGTTGCTTGCTGAAGTTCTTTTCACAATATTCATATACTTTTGACGTGTAGTGACCGCCTGAGTCAATGAAAGCACGCGCTACTTTAAGGCCTGTGCCGTTCTTAAATCGGTATACCTTATCAAGCACCGCATCAAGTGCATCCCATGTTGCTTTATTATCAGGCTGACCTAAGATAACGCCCTTACAGATGCCCCAACATTCTTCACCATATCCCCAACCGGTGATTTCATACTCTAACCGATTGTCTTGTGTATCGACGGCACCTGTTAGCAGTAATACGCCGTCCGGAAGGTCTGCTCCATACTTCTCACGGCGCCTAATGAATTGTTGATAGTCTTCAAATGCGCCTTGCTGTGCGTATGACTCACCGAAACGTGTATTCATAACTACCTTTTCACGAGTAGGGTCACCTTTAGCCTCTAGCCATTCCCTCATGATGTCATTCCAGGTTAGCCAAGGAGACGTGAATCCATTTACAAAAAAACTGCGTATGCCATTATGCAACGCAGCAGGATTTTTTGATATGTACTTTTGGGGAACTTTCCGCATTTCGTCTTCAGAAAACGTAGATCCGCAATCTGGACACCGCCATTTCACATCACTAACTACTACAATCTTCCGACCTTTGGCGTCCTTATGTTCCTCTGTCTCACATTCCATTTCAGTATGTCGTATCAAATGGTACTCACCACAATTAGGGCACTCATGTTGCCACTCTTCTTGGGTTCCTGTTTGATACTCTACATCGATTCGTGAGCTACCTTCATTTGTTGGCGTAGAGAATAACCCCATGACCCTGTTCCAGAACGTTGTCATACGTTTGGCCGCAAGGTCTACTGGGTCACCTTCTGTGCCAGCGCTATCTGGGAAACGGTCTACTTCGTCCGCTAGTAGCACACGTACAGGGCGTGATGCCAATCCTGCTGGACTGTTCGCACCACACATGATAAGACGACCACCAGGGAATAACTTAGATAAGATCGTATTCTTACCATCTCGTGTCTTAGCTCCGTCCTCGGATTTAGTCTCATAAAATACTTGTGATAATACTTTCGTATCACGGATCATCGGAGAGATACGAGACTTTGAATAATCTTGAGCCAATTCGATAGTCGGTTGAATCATCATGACCGCACATGGGTCAAGATGAGCGTATCGACCTAGGACATTGTTCATGATATCTGAATTATGAGTAGGGATAAGATTACGGCCAGCTAGAAATAAATGTGTTGGACTATCGACTTCGATACATACTGTTTCTCGATTCTCCACATGTTTAACAGAAATAATTCTACGTCGTTTAGATTCACTCTTTCTTGTAGAAATAGTTCTATTAATTAAGCAGTCTTGCTTACGTTTCAAGGCGAATACAGGAGAATCTGCATATGCTGTAAATGTAATCCGATACACGAAGCTAGTATTCCCAGCATTCCCATTTGTCGCTATTGCACATTTCTTGTGCATTGTAGGTTTCAACCCTAACGAAGTTACGAGGTCAAATATATCATTTGCTAACCGTTTATTTTTTTGTGTTATTTCACAAATTCCCTTAGTTGAGCACGAGCCATCCGTATCCATAAGACCTTGTAATAGAGCCCATCTATCACCTACGGATGCCATCAAATATGATGTTGGTATATGTTTATTACCAAGTACCCCAAGAGATACTAACTTATTTCGCATTGTATCCCATTGTTTTATAACTGGGTCTACTTTAATATCTTTAACACCCTTCCATTTGGATTTTAAAGCACTTTGGCGTGCACATTCTGCGCATCTTCCAATACTATTTCTGCCGGTAACACGCATGTCATGACCTCGACGACAAATATTTTCGTCAAGCTCTAGCGGTTCAAGTTGTGTATTTAAAATATTCGTAGATTTTTGGCGGATATTTACACGAACTCCATTTCCCTCAATCTTCTTGATAATCGCAACATCCTTTATATGAGTTGTAATCTGAGCAGACATACTGTTTCCATCACCTAGCCAAGCCCCTAATGTATAAGGGTCAACTAGTAATTGAGTATTACTCCGGAAATCTAACGCCTTAGCAATAGGAATAGCATATGTATTACGATTGCCAATTTTATAGGTTTGACTAATGGTATGCGTATCAACAATCATACCTTGCTTTTTATCAGTATCTACACTCCAATCGTGTTTTTCATCTGCAATAATTACCGCTTCGTCTGAAAACTTAATTTCATAGCAAGGTCTGTTATTCCATACTTCACTAACTGCTAAGATACGAACAGGATTACCATTTTCATCGAAGACTTGATCATCAGTGGTTAAGTCTCCCATGCGTTTCCATCCTGTAGTTGTCATAATTGGTGTTTCTACATCAAGAGCCTTCCCGACCTGACTGGCGCTCTTAACCACCACCCGATTGATACCAGGTTGCGTGAAAGCATCCATAATATCTTTTTGATATGGTGCTCTACTCGTTTT